CCATTACCGGTTACATCATCATGCCACCAGACATCATACCTATCTCCACCTTTTTTTTCTAAAAGCGTAACATCTTTGTTCAACTTGTTAAATGTAGAGTCCTGTTGATCTTCGAGGTAGGTATACATGTTTTCCCAGTCGCCATCTATTAAATGATCACGTTCGACGGGAATAACTCCTTCGTCTTTAAAGAATGTTACTATCTTGTTTTCTATCTTTTTAATGTCCTTTGGTTTTGCCATCTGAATTTCTTTTATTGTCATCTTTTCCCATTTGCCCTTAACTTTTTTTCTTTCACTTTGATTAGCATAAAGAACTTCATTAGCATTCTCTACTGTTGATAAATCAATATCAGTTGGTTCTGGTACACCTTTAACTGCCCATTTCATTATTCTTGTGCCTTGTTTATCTGTGGCAACAAAAGCACCACCTCCACGAGTTTCTTTATATGCTTCATTTTCATCTAGACCATTGTTCATAAGGTAAAGAATAACCTGAGCTTCAACGTCACTAGAAGGTTGTTTTTTTGCAAAACATAAAATATTAAGTGATAATAGTATTATTATAATAATTTTAATCATTTAATCCTCCTAGGTATAAAGCATGAAAGAATGATTGAACTATCCATTCATTTGCCCCATCTTCTTCATATACAGCCAGTTCTACACTATTTGTGGTATATAATTTATAAATGCGGGAATGTAAACATCCCATTTGGGAGCTGTCATCAGTAAATGTTGTATAGCCATAGGGTTTACTACTTCCAGCTCTATCTATATCAAAGAATATATCTAGTTCATTATTTTCAGCAGCTACATTAACCGTTAATAATACATTTCCAATCAACCAATAATATCCATCTTTTGGTGGTATAAAAACGCCATTTGTTAAGGTAAAAGCATTATAAGGATCATAAAATTCACCATCCCAATCATCTACATATGTAACTGGACCACCTATTGATACAGTACTAGCTGAATAACTAAAGGTAATTTGTTCAGAAATAAAATCAGTATAATCATATCCATTAACCGTCATATTACTTCTAACAATTAATGTTTCCATATTGTTAGTAACGCCATCTATAAAATAGTTATTAGTAATAAGTGACGCCCAATTTGTCGACGTAAGATCACCAACAGAATTTGTTACATAATCAACGACCCAATTAGTAACCCATGGTTGAATTGTGTTCGTGAAGTGATCTCCTACATACCATATAACCCAATTCGTTGTCGCGTATTCATCACAGAAAGGAATATCAAATCCGTTTACTATATCATCTCCAAGCCATTCAGGATCTATACATGTATTTAATATATCTCCAGTAACTGTACCATATCCATCAATCATTAAACAATGTCCAGCACAGTCTAATGATCCGTTTACTGTTAATGTTACATTTGATGGTAGATATAAATATGTATCACAATCAAAAAATAAATGTTTATTTTCTGCTATTGTCATATCATTGCTAATAGTCCATCTTCCACCAGTCATTCCGATAGTTACATTATCAGGTGCTAACGCCAGTGCATTAGTAAGAACTATATCATTCCTATATCTTTCATCTAATACAACATATGATTCTGAGTAATAATGTGGTATATTGTAACCGCTATTTAGATCCTGTGTCTTACCAACTAAAACAAATAAATCAACTGCAAACCAAGATGCAATTATTAATCCAACAACAATAGCTAATACTTTTAAAACTTTAATCATTTATACCCCCACTGTTATTGCATCGCTTACGTTTGCTTTTACAAATATAGACCATAAATACCATGTCCGTGCACTATTACTATTTTCAAACACAAGGGTAGCATCACCATTGGAATCAGTCAAACCTTCCCACCTAACAGTAGTTCCACTTGTAGGCTTATGAACTGTTTCTCTAGCTAGATCAGGGTCATTCGAGTCAGACAACCAGAGTCTATACCAATACACGCCTCCATTTGGAATGTCAATCGTTATAGTTGCCGTTATGCCAGTCACATCAACTACCATAAGCCCGTCTGTTTGTGAAAGACATATAATCTTTACACCAACACCGCAATCATCATTACAACAAGCATTACTCATAATATCCTCCAGTAAAATCTACCATGTCGAAATAGCCGCCCTTTTCCATGTATTAGTTCCAACACAAATATATATATAATCAGTATCCCATACTATTTCCCCGGGCAAACCTGTGGCAGCAGCACTTGCTGGAGTTTTTGAGGTTCTTATTGATATAGTGTCTCCTACAAGGATCAATTCACCATCTGCTGCAAGCCTCATCTTTTCAGTCGCTGCTAAGCTCTGGGCATCTGTTACATCTGTATAAAATATTATAGGATCATTGCCATCACTGATAATATTCATGTTTCCATCTCGGTTAAGTATTGCCCCACTTCCTAGACCAAAAAAATTGACGGCTGTACCTAGTTTCCCGGCTGATAGTTCTTTGTTACCATCATTGTAAAGTTGCACCTGCATAATTCCAGCAGCAGAATCATCACTTTCTAACCTCTGTATTGCTGTTCCAGTTGCTGTGTACAAATGCAGGTCAACCATAGGGTTGGCTGTTCCAATTCCCAATCTTTTGTTAGTGTCATCCCAAAAAAGATTTGAATTGTCTTGTGTCAAAGCAGATGAACCCATGAAAATAATAGAGCCTTCAGTAAATGCAGTTAGAACCCCGCTTGCCCCTATCTCTTGCAATGCTGTTTCTGTATCCGTCCCTGTATAATAAGCACCTGAATCAGCTATTACCTGCACATTTGTAAACAGAACACCATTGATTATTCCGTTTGTCGGGTAGGCTATATACCCGTCTTCATCAACCATTACCGCATACCATGGCTGTGCTGAAGCTATTCCACATAAAAGACTTAATATTGTTATTATTTTTTTCATTCTCTTCTCTTTTTTTTATCTACTAATTTAGCAGATATTTATAATAAATTGATAGCTATTAAACTATACTTATTGTTGACACGCCTGTTCCTCTTAGTTGAACCTCGTGCCATAAACCCGTATCTGTGTTTTTCATATAAAATTTTCCGTCAACTATTTTGACTTTTATATCATCTTCATTCCATTCAGGTGAACCCATACTAAAGTGAACAACCTTGTCAGATAACGTCAATGTAGAAACTGGATTACCTGTTAACGAAAGCAATCGCCATGTCTCGTTGTCGGCATCTGTGCTTTGCATATAGAGCTGGCCTTTGATTAGTCTTAAAAATACCGTAGAGGTATTATCATAGTCCTCATTTATTGGATCAAATTCTAAACTTGAATTAGATTGGTCAATTTCAAGAGTTGATGGAACCTCTCCAATCATAGAAAATCTATGAAACATATTTGTATCTAAGTTTCTCAAATAAACTCGTCCACCTCTATATATTGCGTTTTCACTATCGTTTATATATGAGACATCACCAAATGTTCCAACAATTTTAACCTGAACAAATGGATAAGCAGTAACCCATTTATGCCCATAATTTACATTAAATTCTAACTCATATCTTCCGGGCTCTACATCTGTTCCGAATAAAGGCCACTCCAACATGGCGTGACCGTATGCACCACCAAGAACCTTTTGAGCATATACACTAAATATATTCGTGTCTTCGCCTTTTTCCCTAAACTTAACCTGAACAGTGGTATTTAATCCCGACATATCTATTGGACAACAACCATTTCTCTCATAGAGATAAGCAATTAAATCTGGCCTTGTATCTCCCCTCATCATTGTTATCATAATATTCTCCTATGCAGAAAAACCCAAATCAGCATCTTTATGCTGTCTTAATATTTCTTGAACTGCCCTGTTCTTAAATTTTCGATATTCATATCTATAAAAGTTTGCCTCTTCTGGATTGCTCCATCGCTTATTCTTTTGTTTCATCAGTAAGTATTTTGCGCCGCCAACTATACCCTCAAACCATTCATTCATAAATTCAACAGGTATTGAATCAGAGTCAAAAGTAGGATATAAGATCACATCAATAATCAATCCCTTCCTCACATCTTCTAAAGGGTCAAATCTTAATATAAAATCATATGGTGTTTTGATATCATATTCGTATGGCCTAAGAAACGAACCTCTTTGGTTAGGATTGTAGTCAATTTGATCCTGTGTCTTGTATTCAACTCGTTTAATTCTTTTTATCTTTGCACAATAATCAATATCCATCTCGTAGGTTCGTACACCTTCTCTTATATTTATAGGCTCAAGCACCTCTCGCCAAGCCTCTGTATCTATACAGAACTCCCTTGCACTCATTCTCAAATTCTGCAAAAGCAAAGAAGGGGGGCAACTGGGCAACTCAGGCATCATGTATGGAAACAAGTCTTCTAATTTGCATACCTCTTGACCAGTGTTTATTGTCCCACTCCCTCCGCAACCTGAAACGGGATTACAAGTAGTCATTATTTAATACCTCTTTTTCCTGCTGTATATTTATTCAAATGGTCATTTGAAACAGCCATATTGTTGGCATCTTCTGCATCTTCTTGGAATACATATGATGCCATAAGATCAACTATTTGCATCTTGTATAGAGGACAAAGAGAGGTCTCGTCGTTAACCGTAGAGACATCAGCAGGCATTGTTACTATTATTCCATTGAGGTAGTAGGCTTCGGGATTTGTCCCGTATAGTGTGTTCTTTGCTATATTATAATAATCAATGAGTTCCTCAGGCGTGTTACGATAAGGAGTTTTCTGATCGTCTATTTGCCTTCTAACTATTGTTAATATCTCAGAGACTTTCATATTGTTTATGAAGTCAACCAACAACTTACAGTCTTACTGCATCGCCAGATATATCATCATAATATTCGCGAGTCTTTAGGTCGCCTACTGCCTTCTTTTCAAAGTATTCGTCAGCAGTTGCCTCACCCAAGACGTCATAACCATAGGTCTTGATTTTGGCTTTGACCTTGAGGTCTTCTCCCGGATTTAAAGAAAATTTAGGGTAGACCGTTTGATCTGCAACTTCTTTAAATCTTCCGGGCAATATAATCTCAACTCCTCTTTGAATATTTAAGACTTCCCCGTTTAAACATAAGGGGACATTATCAGTATCATGATCGACAGCTTTTTCGTGAAATCTTACACGATAATACCGTTCGACATATTTATCTGTTGTTGATGGTTGGTTTCCTCCGTTGCTTTTAAACTCGCCTTTGCTAGCTGGTTTTCTTCCTCTTTTTTTCTTAGGCGTGATTGTTACTTGTTGCTCTCGGCTTTTAGTTTGCTCTTGGCTCATGTATCTCCTTTTGTTTGTTAAGAGGGCAGGGGTTGTAATAGAACTTTACAATCGCCAGAGGGTAAATTTCTTAAATATACCCCTGCCCTGAAAACTATATATTATTCATCACCATAGATTCCGGCTTCAATGTAGCAGTATTCACCACTAACATTTAAAGCTCCGGTTTCATTGATGATAATTCCTGCTGGCATAATTGCCTCAGATGGTGCAGCTATCATGTCATACATTCCTGAAATGAATAGCACGTCTCCACTTTGAACAACTTCACTAAGTGTTAATTCATCAGCGGCATCACCATCATTGGTAATTGCCAATACAGTTACCCATATAGGCGCAGATGCAGGAATATTAGTAGGCTTGATAAGCATACGACTTCCAACACCAACGTATGTGGTATTAACACCAGCGTCAACGTGACCAGTTCTGTTAGCTGCTGTGTCCAATGTCCATTTGTTAACAGTTCCCAATATTCCTGCATCTCTTTTATCCCTTTCAGGATCTTCTACGAGATAAACAGTTGTTCCGCCAGAAGGCAGATAATCACCACCTCGATACGGGGCTACACCAGCACCATATGCCAAAGCAGAAGGAACTCCGTCAGTGTAAAGTACACCTTCTACTTGTCCCGGAACTCTACTGTTAACTGAATAACGCAACTCGCAAAAGTTTGCGTCTTCAATATTATGGATTTTCACCCAGTCAGGTACAAAACCCAGACCCAAATATAGGGCTGCGCCAGTTCCATTAAATGTTCTTGATATTCTTGATTGCATTTCTATTCTCCTTTTTTAATTTTTTGTTAAGAACTTATTTCTAATTTTCAAGCCTAACAATTAAGGATTTGCTGTGGCGCAAACTTCACCACGTGCAAGCCATGATTGATTTAGAATACCTGTTCCCTGCATCATTTTCCATGAGACGAATCCGCGTTGACCCAACTCATCACCAGTTGTTGCCACTGGATTTCTAACAGTTAGATTTACAGGTGCATTCTTACCCATTTTGTCTCTCTTATCGGCTTGTAGAGGAACTAATGCATAGGCATCAGCAGCTACAAAAAGAATAGGATAAACATCTGGGTTTGCAGCAGCAGCAGGGGCAATACCATTAGCCAACCAAGTTGTGCTAGAAACACTTGTTGCTGCACTTAACCATGGTTCATACAATCTATTGCATATAAACCTAAAGTTTTGAGCTGAACCCAATTCACCATCGACAATACCTGTTTGACGTGAGTACTCTACAGTAGTTTTGAATCCTTCAATATTTCTTACATCCCAGTTAAGGTCAGTAGAACAAAGAGCAATCCAACCCTGTTCACAAGGCTCTGTAGCAATTAACGCACTAGCTGTGATCTGTTCATTGATCATTCTAGCTTTTGCTCTATGGAATCCTCTGTCAATTGTTCCCAGCATTCCCTTTGTGATGGTTCCATTAACAAGAAGTCTTGTAGCAACACTACCAGCACGATATACCGTGGAGCCTGCACGCAAGACGTAGAATCTAATGATTTCAACAGTTTCAGCACATTGTTCACCAATAAGCTTGACTGCTTCATTTAGGATAGGATCTTCGTGAGTGTCGGCCACGACATCAGTAATTTTAACAAAATCACCGTACTGCTCAAGATTGATTATAACATCAGTCCATGACAGCTTTTTGCCCGGAGGAGTTACACCCTCAGCCAATGGAGCAATGGCTGGTGCCAAACTCTCATATCGGCGATACCGTCTAACTGTGGTGTTCTTATAACCCTGAGGATCTACTTGTCCGAATCTCCCTAGGATGTTTAGAATAGCACCACGTTTCAATAAACTCTTAGTGGCGTACCCATTGGTTCTAGCGGATATATCATTAGTTGTATTTAGCATGATAGCATCTCCTTTTATACCTTTAATGGCTCTGAGGAGAAATGTTACCTTCTGGCTCTAAATACTATTTTATTATTATAACCATTCCATCATGGTCATATTGCCACACTTGTAGCACTTGATTCCTGTTAAGGAACCTCTTTCTAAATGTCCTTTAAATAATAATTTATCACATATTGGACATCTATAGTCTATACATTTTTTAAAATTCTTTTCGTTCTTTTCACCAAAGACATTTATATGTTTGCAGGTTTTCTCATGTGCGGGATGATACAAGCACATAAATTCAATTCTACTTCCAACCGTTAAACGTCCTTTAAAAGCAACTCTGCTACACTTTGAGCACTTATAAAGCTTTGTTCCTCTCATAGAGATTTTTTTTCCTCTAAAAAAGGTATTGAAAAACATCTTATTAATTCTTTGCATTATTAATCATCATCACTATATAACGCCGATGCAAAATTAGCAGGGTTGTCAGATTCTTGTTTTTCTCCTCCTGTTAATTCTGATAGCGATGGACCATGACTTGTTCTCGCGGAACTACCATGTATTTTATCCTGATGCTTGTTTTCTTTATCTGCGTTAGCTTTTATATCGGCTTCTTTTCTCTTTTTCTCTTCTGCATCTAGGGAAGCCTTTGTATACTCTTTATAAGCATCTAAAACTTTTGCTGCATCTCTAGGGTCACTTGATGTATAAAGCTTTTTAATCATGGGCTCCTGTTTGTCAGCCCATTCTTTGTATTCCTGAGTGTCTATGATCTTAAACGCATCATTGTGAAAATCACGCAGTTTTGATGCAAACTTGAGGTTAGCAAGTTCGGTGGCCAAGTAATTGACATCATCATTGTATTGTTTTTTTGTTATCAGGCTCCCTGACTCAACTAAAGACTTTATCTCAGCTTTTGTCATCTTATGATTTAAGGCCGCTGCAACCTGAACAACTTCCGGGAAATCTTCTTTAATATCTTTAAATGATTTCTTATTCCCATCAGAATCAATCATTACATCCGACATATCAAGTTCTTCCAAAGCCTGCATGAAATTCTTTTTATCAATGTTGTCACTGGCTTTTTGACCATCTCCACTATTTTCTTTAGATTTGTCTGTTAATTTAAGAAGTTCTTCCTCGTGTTCTTTTCTTATCTGGTCGGCTCTTTTATTAAGCTCTTCCATGGCTGATGGTGTTGCTTTAGGAGTGTCTTCGACTTTGTCAGTCTTTTTATCATTGTCAATAACCTCTGCCGTATCTCCTTCTTTTTTATCATTGTCAACTTGCTCCTCTCCCTTTTTTTCTACTTTCTTAGATTCTTTCTTTTTTGGCTCTTTGCTTGTGGTGCTTTCTTCATCATCCATCATTAATCCAGCCATAAAATCATTACCTTCTGAAGTCGCGGCTTGCTTATCTTCTTCCAAGACTGCATCTATAGTCTTGTCTATTACATTATTGTCCATATTATCTCCTTATTATTATTGCTCTTTAGCAAGTTTTACCGTTGCTTCTGGTATGCTTAGAACATCTTTAATTGCCTGTAAGTATCCAATTTTATATCTCCAATCACGTTGATATATTGTATCATTGATTTCAGGTTTATTTTCGTAATCGTATCTGGCCTTGTCAAGCATGTATTCTAATATCTTTATGTAAATATTCCACCCATCTACAACTAACATCCTTGACAAAACTAAAGCTTTTTCTCTGTTTTCAAATACCTTTGTTAAGTCAACTTTCATCCAACATCTCTTTCTAGCATTTGCTGCAATGATGGAACAGTTGGTGCTCTCGGTGTCAATATAGCCTGTTCCTTCTGTCTTTTTTGTATCATTTCTTCTGTGGTAACCGCCATATCATTTTTATTTTTTTCTATTTGCGATATGGTTTCTGCGTTATCTACTTTTATATCATTGAGGTTCTTTTTGGCATCGGTTTGCTTTTTCAATGTATCTGCCATTTTGTTTTCAAGTTCAACTCTTTCTTTCTGTGCACCAGCGGCAGCTAAAGCCTGTTGTTGTTTGGCTTGTGCCTGAGCCTCTTCTGTGACTTGTTCTATGGGCTTGAGTAGATATGTATAATCAATATCTAAGATTCTTCCATACTCCTCAATTGTTTTTCTTATATCAATCTGAGAAGCAGATAAGGGATTATTCATAACAAAAGATACATAAGAATTGAATTGGCTAAGCGCTTGAATTCTTTCTTTATAAACCTTGAATCCTTCAGGAACGACTACTAAATCTGATTTGGCTTTGACTTCGGGGTCTCGCATATTGAACTCATAATACCAACTTATGGTGGGTTCAATCTGCCCACTATCTATATTCTGTATTACCGCGGCCATATATTTACCAGCCTTATCAATTTGCTGGGCGGCTGCAAAAGCTGTTCCGGGAACATTTTCTGCCATGCCTTGTGTGATTCTAGGAATTAGGCTATCCTCTTCCATAAATCGGCTTGCCAAGTTAATGACTGACATCAGGGATTCGCCTACGTCTGGTATCGTCAAAGGCATAAAGGCTCGTCTTATATCCTCGTCCTCATCGACTTGTATCCTGAATCCCGGAGTTAAATCTTTGGGTAACTTGCCAACTTTATCTGTTCGGACAGCAAAACCTATATTGCTAGATAATTTCTTATTATCCTCAAATGCCCGTGTCGCACCATTTAATAATATTTGGTCATCTTCTGTATTGTCTGCTACTCCTATGCCGTATGGCTCATCTGGGTTCCATTCCCATACAGCACGCATAAAGGGTCTGTCTTCTGCTCTAGTCCTTTCGTAAGAAATAATAATATCTCCTATCATTCCCAGAACTACCTCTACCTCATTGCCGCTTGTAGCTAATTCATCAACCTTTTTAGAGTTTCTAAGTATTATCTCGTAAGACTTTTCACTTTTCTCATCTATCTCAGCCTCAAACTGCAGAGCTAATTCCTTGGGAACTCTTCCCCAGTATTCGACATAATGGAGTATATTTTCTTTTTGATTTATTCTTCTAAATTTAGGCTGGTAGGAATTAATATCTGTGATGTAATGATAATCTTTAAAGCATTCTGAATCTCCAGAATCCTTATATTTATCAATAGCTTCTTGTACGTTTTCTTTTATATAGTTTGGATTATCGAGTTTAAGCCATAGGTCATAGGGTTCCCACAATGTCCTGTGAATAATTCCTTTGCCGTCTTGGATATCATCGGCTTCCAAGTCCCTAAATATATCCCATACAGGAACATGGACTATACCTGGAACCTTTTTCGTTTTATGCACCACTATAGATACCTCAGTTCCATCATCTGTAACTTCATTCTTATAAGCCTTTTTAGGAACTAATTTAATTATTTTCTTTAAAATGGACTCACCATACAGAGGTAACGAAAGACAAGACTTAGCCATCTCTATATTTGCCTTAGACTCTGTGAGTTGATCCCCAATTCTTTTCTCCATTGCAATTCGTGATTTTTCCATTTTACCCTCAAGATCCTTTTTAGCCACTTTCTGCATTTGTTCTTGAACTAATGCCATAGCCATTTGTTGTTGGTCTGGGGGTAATTGCTGGATCTTTTGTTGTATTTCGGGAGCAATCTGTGCAGGTGGTTGAGGAGTTGGAGAATATTCGAGTTCTCCTTTTGTCTTTAACGCATAAGGCATACGACCATTTTGTAATACGATATCAACTACCTGAGAAAAAGCCGAAACGGTTTTCTGCTTTAAGGCCTTGATAAACGTTCTGGATCTCCAGTTTCTTTCTTCTTCTTCGTTTTCTTTTGTGGTTACGGAACCATAACCCTCATTGAATCCGTGGCTGCTTGTGTGATCGGCTTCATGACGTTTCCAAACATCAATATCTAAGCCATTATAAAGGCGATAATTTCTTTCCCATTTATGCTGGATTCTAAGGCGGTTGTTGTACCAATCGTTAAGAGTTGATGCAACATAATCTGAAAGGCTTTTGTATTTCGTATTACTACTCATAAAAAGGGTTGAGCATAAACCCTCTGGCAATAAGTAGATAAGAGCACTAAAAATCTAAGTTGTCAAATGTTTTTATTTAAAAACCAATCATTTTTTGGTGGGAAAGGTTTATCTAATAAATCATAATCAGTTTTAAATGAACTTTCATTTACACTGTAGCAGCCTTTAACATCTTTAACTACATAATCACCAAATGGAACAAATTTATTTTCAGACTCCAATCTAAGATTTATACCTCCATGAGTTGGCAGCACTATAGAACTTGATAAAGGATGGTTATTTTTATTAGCCCAAGATATTAAATGATGTATGTTATCCTTATTGACTTGCATTGCTTCAACTACTACAGGTTTTTTATAGTAAATTTGTTCTTTCATATCTATTTTTTATTTAAAAACTTTTCTTCAAATTCACTTATATTATTACATTCATATAACAGCACCAAATCCATAGTTATATCTTTCTTGCACTTTGGGCAAGTATAATGAGCCCAACCCTTGTGAATAGGATTTTCATAATCATGCTGGCAGTCTTGTTTAATCTTTTTCATTTCTTATTTCACCATTCAGGCCTTTACGGGTAGCCCTAACAAAGTGGTTCTATAGCTTTCGACAACATTTTATATCTTCTCCATTTTCCCACAAGATTATCCTTTCTCAAAAGCCATTAAAATATAACTCAATGCCTCCATGCTCTGAGGCAGAAACTTCTTTTCCTCATACCTTAATGTAGTTATCATTTTAAATAAATCAGAATCCCTGTTGTAAAATAATTTACCCAAGGTTAAGAATTCATATATATCAGAGAGGCACTTTTCAAATTTTTTATACTGGCTGTGCATCATTCTCGGTTTGGGGTCAGTTATAAACTTGGATTGTTTGACTTGCCGGGCATAACGCCTGAACACCTCTTTCTCATTGCTGCAATAATACCTGTTGAATAAATACTTGTCTTTGAGATAGCCACAAAAGGAAGAGAATCCTCGCTTAGTCATCACTCCACTTTCATCGTCAATGATATTGTCTATGGTTTCGAACATTCTTTCTTCTATGATGTATATCTTTTCATCTTCAACGTTCTTTATTCCCAGCATACAACAACCATAATAGCCGTCATAACCGCTGCCCGTGAATCTAGGCCAACATATTGACGGGGCAAGTATATATTCACCCGTTTTAGGCAAGTTTACGGAAACATCTTTTGACGGATATTCAAATGTTAATTTCCTATTGTTGCGTTTATCTTCTACTAAATCGGATTTGGTTGGTGGGATTATTGCCATTACCTTAACTTATTTCTTTTTTTCTTTGGCAATAGATTCAAATAAGATCCATCTAAGAATTGGTCAATTCCTCCTGCACCATTAACATGCACAATTAAACTCTTAGCAGCCCATTGAACTGCTTCTTTTGGGGGTTCCTTACCTAAGTCTACGAGCTGTTCTACCACGCCACGGATTAAGCCTCGGTTCAATACAATATCTGGGCCACGGATTAAACTACGCCTTTGCATATCGCAAAGAGTATCTATTGCAAATATCAAAGCAATCTCGTCACTATCCAGCTTTTCTGGATCTATCCCTGATAATATGTCTAGCATTGGTTAGCCTCCACGTTTTATAGTGGGGTGTTGAAACATCCCACTACGTAACAATTATCCAACCACAGTAAGTTTTCTTCCGTTGTTTTCGTCTTCGACTATCTCCACTCCGGGAACAAAGGTCAAGGCCTCCGCAAGAGAATAGGTTGCATCACTATTTCTTTGTTGTGTTGTTACTTGTATCACACAACCTACAGGAGTTTGCATTGCCTTCGTACTTTTCATCCAGCCTTCTTCTTTGCTGGAGGCTTTGCTCAAGAGTTTAAACATGTCTCCATTGCCAACCACTTTAACGTCAGGAACATTTTTATGTGTTTTTGAAATATCTGAATTTTCTAATGTTTTTTCCTTCATAGCTTTCTCCTTTTTACTTATTTATGATTCTCTCTTAAAACCCATTAATGGCTTTGATTACAGTCTTTAAGTCTAATCCTTTTGTATCTTGCATGTATATTTCTCTTTCGACTTCAACTTGTTTTTCTATTTCTGGTGTGTACCCATAGGTGTCAACAATATAAGGTTCTGGCTCTTCGCCATTTAATAATCGTTCATCTCTTATTTGTTGTTTTTGTCCATTCTTTTCCCAATCTTTACCGATTAACTTAGTCTCAAAACACTTCTCAGTAATTATTATCTTGTATCTTTTTTATTTAAAAATCACATGTTAGCTTTCCATTTTTTATTCCTATATTCGGTGCGTGATGGGCTATTTCGCCTTCTTTCAATGGGTTTTTCTCAGAACCATCATTCATATTTTTGAGTTCCATAACAATTGTTAAAGGATTTAAAAATTCGTTAGGCTTAATTATTGCCTTCAAAATCCTTCTGTAAAGGTCAGCACTTAGGAATGTAGCTAAATGCCAAGACAATTCATTGGCCTTTCTATAATCCTTAGCAGGGGAATCAGTCTTTAAGCTAATTGCCAATGCCAGATACTCAACGATCATTGAGGTAAAGTGTAAATCAACGTTAGTATTGGTTTCTTCTTTGTCCATAAGTATATTGCTCCTTTATATTCCTTTTAAAAAATTAAAAACATTTTCAAAGCTATATCCATCAGCCTCAAGTTTTTCTTTTGCATTTATTTCATCAAGGCTTTCGCATTTATTTATTATTAAGAATATGTATAAAAAGGCAAGCCATTCACTAATCAGTACAGCACGCTCTGTATGCATTCTGCTTTTATATCCCCATAGAGAGAATAAGGTTTTCATACTCTCAATAGGGACGAGACAGGCTCTCATTCTCTCATTTATATTTAGGTTATCGTCATAGAGGTCTTTATTAATCCTGTCTAATTCTTTCGCTATAAAATCTCTGGATTTATATTTGGCCTTATCACTCATATTACCTCCTTTATTATCTCCCTCATAATATATAACTTTTTCTAATCTTTGTAAATACTTTTCTACATCGCACCTGATGCCGCAAGCTCATAAGGTATGGCGTGTTTCACGCCAAAAGTCATGTATGTATACATGCGTAGGGAATCAATCCCGTGATTCCAGTCATCAATAGGTTCTTGTTCTAAGTTGTCTTCTCCATCTTTCTTTTCTAACCAAGTATAATTTCTGAGCTCTTTTATTAGATTCAAAGAATCTTTCGTAACATTAAATTTATGCTTTTTGACTATTTCAATACCGTCTCTGATCTTGTGAGAATCTGACTTTTGCGTATTATACCCAACGTTTCGCAGTTCTTTGATATATAGAGGCGCAGACGGATCACAGTAAATAGGTTTGAATTTCTCGACTCCATTAAGAATTAAATATTCCTCTACACTTTTTCTTTTCTTTCTTGGATTGATTATAGGAGCCAGACCTTTTTCATAAAAGACCTCATGATAATAGACCTCACCATTATAAAAACCGCCTTTGATTAAAGCAGATGGATCATTTGTGTAACCCAAGTCTAAGCCATAGGCAACCTTTTTTGCATTAGCTGGGAATTCATCAACGATATTCCAGTCAGGAAATACAACATTTTGAGGCACGCCAACTAGACCCTCGCCGTATATACGCCACCAGTTCTTGTCTATATTCTTGCCTTGCTCTATCTCCTCGACCTGCGATTCTGGCAAGTGGTCTATATTGTCTTTGTAAGTGCTGTGAATATAAGTGTGTTTGAAAAACGGCATAACTTTGTTATGCACCCAGAACTCTGCAACTGGATTATAATCAAGATATATCTTTTCTTTTGTCCTCTGCATTGCCTGTTTAGCTGCTGCGTACTTGACGTTATTACATTCGTTCATGAACAGTATGTCGCGCCCGGAACCCCTCATCTTGCTTTCATTATCCGCGGAAAAGAATTCGATGATTACACTACCTATGGTGTAAATGTGGTCTGATTTGTTGTGGTTCTTTTCGTTGTACAGCCCTTCGCCTTTGAGGATTGCTAAGAAATCACGCATGGCGCCTCGCTTTAGGTGTGGCATGGATTCACTGACAACGGATATAATCGTGGGGTTGATGTTCTTCTGACGTTTGAGAGCTGTTAATGCAAGGATAAAAAGGATTGTGTAAGTCTTCCCCGAATTGTGAACTAATATCTGATCCTCTAAATAATAATTGTGGCTATCTTCTATCTCTATGTCATGGATATATTCAACGTCATTAACATATCCCCATGACGCAATATCGTTTAGGTTTAGACGTGTTTCCATTTAATATTTCTTAATTTTTTGGAAAATAGAAAATTTTCTTTCAAACATAGAACAATCATTATTTTCATTAAAGAAAGCTGGATTGCTATAACTCGTATACTCAGTTAAATGGTCACGGCTGTTAAAAGTCTTTGCTTTACAAAATTCTGTATTAATAATTCCAAACCTATAATATCTACAGTTTTTGCAATATACCTTCATATTTAGAGCCTGTGTATGTTTTAATTTATATTAGATAATATTGATTTTATTTCCTGCCAACCACCTTCATAGAAAAACTTATGATCATCTGTAGCTATGATTTCCTTACCGTTTTTAAACTTTATCTTTACTGTTGGTTTTGAGTTCTTTAGCTTAAAAGTATTCAAGACTTTTTTATAACACTTGCACCCTTTAGCGTTAGACAAACACAAGTCCCCCTCTTTTATATCTTTAATTTTAACCAACCCTTTAGAAGTTATTACCTTTGTGTCAGGATGGAAACACCTAGTCCCCCCCTGATGGATGATGTACCTGTCATCGCTCTCTGTGGTTTCTTCAAATAGTCTTCCTATGTCCATATCTAACCATCGCATCTAGCATACGCTAATCACGCCGGGCTCCTTTCCGTTACGGTTTCTAAGTTTACATAATAGACCTTGGTCATGTTTTTGCCTACTAGCTAAATAAGTTTCATCAATTTTTGCCAGATCTGGGAATCTTTCTTTTATCTTTCTTGCTAAAATAAGAATATCTTGAACCGGAACAAATCTAATCTTGGTGTTAGAATCATCTTTAAACTCAACATCCTTTATTATTTGTGCAGTATCAAATGAAATGCTTTTGCAGTTCTTACATATATATGCCCTATTATACCCAGCGATATCTATAAATTCTATTTCTCTGTCAGTACTTACGCAGTCATGTATTATTGTTTTCATGGTTTCTCCATAAACTTTTGTACGGCCTCCTTGGCCTTCTTAGTCTTTGTGACTATGGTTAGATTTAGGTTGCCGCCGTCCTCTCCTGTAACCTCTGTGCGTTCTATATAACCCCTGCTTTTGCCTTTAGTCTTTAAATAAAATATTGTTGACGATGGGATATCGCCTTCTATTTGTTTGTGTAAATGGCTTTCAGCAAAGTCTAGTGCTATGTTATCCATGCTTTCTACGTTTTCTTTATAGTCTTCATCAGACTTCAACCAAGTGTAATGTGCCAATCTTATTGTTTCTGCAGCAGGGGCTTTTGACTTTAAGGTTTTCTTTAGCTCTAAGTGGGTCAACTTTGCGGCAGGGGCAACAATACCAAGTGTTTTAACCAATGCTTTTAACATTGCTTTTTTTTGGATGTTGGTTTTCGTTTCGGTTCTCGGCATACGCTCTAGACCTTTTGTCTTGACAATTTAAAAAATCGTGTTGTTATAATTATTTTATTACAGCGTGTTTCTTTTAGCTTTTTATTGATTGGTTGTCAATCATTGTTATTGATAACAGAATACTTTGATATCGTATGCAAAGACGGTATATAATAAACATTATTGTATCTCTTCTTTAAAATATTCATTCTCATAACAAAATTTCTAAAAGATCTATCTTTACTGAAATGATATTCCATAACTAACTTTTTTGATGGTGGCAACAAACCCTGTTCAATCAACTCGAATTCAGCACCTTCGATATCCATTTTTATACCGTCAACATTAAAATTAAATCCTGATGCGTGAAAGTTCTGTAATGTTTTATAGGGTCTCTTGTTTTTTATCACTGAAAACCTATAAAAATCAGTATTATAAACTCTTCATTGTATGCCGATGATGCTGTAAGTTTAGACTTATCAATATCTGCTTCCAGTAGTTGCCCACAATAACTGCATTTTATTTTAAAGTTAAAGTCTGTTCTCATTGCTTTACTTTTTATAATTTACTGCCGACACAGCCTAGAAGCGTCAAAGGGCTGTCAAGGATACCTGTTTTACTTTTGATCTAGGATTTCATGATCTTTGCTGAAAGAATCCTGATATCTTAATCTCTAATACTTTGACATCTGACACCTGAGTCTTGAAGAATAAGTACTGATCTTTTCTTCTGCACTTATGAGGTGCTTGACTTTGTCACACCGGAACTCATGATTAACTGTCATGCGTTCAACCATTGAACTATGTGTCTTGGAGCCCGGATATACCGACGGGCGCGGTTCCTTGACTTTTATAGACTTTCGTGTCGGCAACCGTGATAAACTAAATTTCAATTATTGTTTTGGCATTGGATTCACTTAATACGATGTCCACTTCCTGTTCAAAATCAATTATCTCTTTTTCTAACTTCTGAGATAAATCGCTTATCTTTAAAGGATCTATTAAAGAAGCCTGATTGTTCGCCAAGAACGGTGCTGCTACGGCTTTATGTTCATCATTCTTGACCTTTGATGCCTCTTTTGAAAAGGTTGCCGTCAGTAAGCTGTCAAGACGAGCTTGGACGTTGACATTGATAGACTCAAGTTCATTAATTGACTCACCATATTTCTTTCTTAGGTGTAACAAGAAATTTCCTTCTATTTGTATAGATGTCTTTCTCTCTATGGCTTCAGCTACAACCATAGGTTGGCCATTGATTTCAACAATTGTTGCGGCATTAGATTTAACGATTGCTGATTTTAGGGACCGACGCCTTTTTATTAAAGCCTCAATGGATTGGTACTTAGACTTAACATCTGCGATGAATTCCTCTTTGGTCTTGTTGGGATTATTTCGTATCTTTCCCCCGACCTCTATAGCCAATGGTTCAAGGATTGTTGCAGTCTTGTTAATTTTCTTATCAATGGTTTTTAACTCTACTAATGCTCGTGCTATTGATAGTCTTTCTTTTACTGGCGCTTCTGTGTTTACTGACATATTATCTCCTTTTATTTATTACAATTAGGACAATCCGACCTTGCTTTGGGATTGTCTAAGATAGTTAAAATATTCCTGCAAAAACTCCGTCTATTTTGAGCTCAGCATCTTCAGGATATTTGAGTAACCTTTTAATTAGTTCTTTTGTGGTCATTAGTCTTTAATTATCTTATATGAATGTTCTTTTATTCCTGAATGGTCAATCACCTCTTTAACCCATGACGGTACATCAACTACTTCACCTCTCTTTATTACAATTCTATATTCATTAAGTTCCACTCTTACAACTTCTAAATCTCTTTCTCTTCTTAAGAATAATCTACGAATCTTTTCTTTTAAAGGTTCTCTTGGCAACGGCTTAAACATTATTTTCATTTGTATTATCTCCTCAAGTCTCTCAAGAACTGAGAGATACGGTTTAATTTACTTGCTAATTGTCCACATTCTGTCTTGTGTAACCTTCTGTATTCAGGGCTGTTGCAATTGTTTTGTCTTTTTCTAAGCAATCTTTCTGTCCACAATAATGTCTCAATACTATTTATCTCCATGTTGTCTCCTAAATCTTTGACAGGAGTCCAGTCTATGGCTTCTGACATCATGTTTAACTCTTCGATATCAGGAATAGGAAAGAAGCCTCCTATATCCTCGGCATAAACTAATTGAGTTCCTGTTTGCTGATATATCTGATCTAATAATTTCTGATCTACGACAACAACATCGGCTTGTGGAAGCATCGATTCTAAAGGTGGCATAGTAAATGTCTCTTGGTTCTTACAAGCATTATATGCTAATGCACCGACAAATAAACCAACTGAACCAGCCTCTACAGCTTCTGCTGGCAATGCAAACAAAGGACATACGATAATAGTTCCATCTGCTGGGCTACGCCAGTTCCAAAGCCAGCTATTGCAACACAGGTGCAGTTAAAGGTTTTCTTGTGCATTAAGAACTGATACTGATACCAAGAACGCTATTAATTTTGCTTTCATTTGTTTTCCTTAGGTTTATATTAAAGAATATTTTTTTATAATGTATAAGCATATTATAAAAGCAATTGCTGTAATTGTGACCTGCCATAAAAACACAGATAAAATATCTTTATCTTCTTTTTTCATCTTTCATCCTTTATATTATACAGATATTGAACTTTACCATTTTCAATTTTCAAAACTTTATAACCCATTATACAAACTTTTGTAAAAGGTTCTTTCGTGACCCAGATTTGCCCAACCTTTACACCCTTGATATTAAAAGAAGTGGTAAGAACAAATATATTCCAAAGGTTTTTCAGGGTAAATATTGAAAAGAATATTATAATAGATAAAGCTATATAATATATCATAAACACTTCCTTATTAGTTCTATGGTTTCTGTTTTCATCACATCTTTGGGCTGCATATAGAGAACACGCCAGCCAAGCCTTATTGCCTCGTTATTCTTTTCCATATCATTAACCATGCCTTTACCACGCGAATGACGGCCACCGACCCAAATGCCCCCTTGCACCTCTACGGCAAGCCTATATTCAGGAAAGCATATATCGAAAGCCCAGCGCCTTTTTGGATGAAACTTGACTTCGAACTTAGGCTCCGGCAAACCACACTCCATAAACCAAGCTTTTACTATTAACGGATTATATTTCATCCTCTAAAGCAGCTAATCCTTTTTTTGCAAGCTGTTCCATTAGTCTCATAATAGCAACCGTAGCCATGTGTCTGATCGTCAGTTTATGCTTATTTCTTGCTTCCTGCATGGTAGCCATAACGTGTTCAGGAATTGTTATAACTACTGTCGCACCATCTTTTTTTACTTTATCCATTTTGATTTACTCCTTTTATATATTGTTAATCACTACGCCCCATGTTAAATCAACAGGGCTAACTTCCTTCATTCGACCATTATTTAAAACCATTTGCACATTATCAGAACATTCTACAGCCTTGTACAAGATTCCACCGCCATATATGCTATGTGTAACCAAACGCATCGGTTCTTCGATCTTTCCCTCGCTGTTTTTTCTTATTATTATCATTTTATTTTAATCATTTTTGCCCTTTAGGTATATCGTGATTCAAAATTCCAAAATCAGTAACAGATTCAAAATTAACAAATTGGACGAATAGGTTACAGTTCTGAAAAAAACATTTTTTCTAACTAAGCATTGTAATGATTCGATCTTTTGTTCTTCTTTCTCGATTAGATGTTTTATCTTATCATATTGTTCTTGTGTTATTTCTGGCATTTTCCTCCTTTAATTTTGTGAATTTTCCTGTAAATCTTTTTTAGCACATACTGTGCCATTATTAGCCATCGCCATAGCCAGTGCCATCGCCATAGCCAGTGCCATCGCCAGTGCCATAGCCAGAGCCATAGCCAGTGCCATCGCCATAGCCAGTGCCATCGCCATCGCCAGTGCCATCGCCATAGCCAGTGCCATCGCCAGTGCCAGTGCCAGTGCCAGTGCCATACATATACTCTTTATTTATTGTTTCCATACAGGAACCTCAGTAATGCTTATTCTAGCTTTTTCTGTCATAATTATATTTTCACACACATTCATAATTTTTTCAGATATTACTTCGCATGGGAATTTACAAAGATTAGGGTTATTAACACCATCCATTGCTAATTGAGATAAACTAGCAGCTCCTGACCAATACCACAATCGTCTGGAATTAACTAATTCAACCTTTCTCCCATCTGTTGACTCTGATTTCAGATAACCGCAAAAACAACCAGCATCATAACTCCTAATACAGACATAAGGCATGTTATCTAACTTCTCAGCTTCCTTGTTTTGCAAGCTATCTTTTCTAACATATTCAATATCATCTATTTTTATTACTTCATGCTTACTCATTATTTCCTTTAATTTTATGAATTTTCCTGTAAATCTTTAGCTTGTTGTTTTCGATAACAAGCTCCCTGATTTTTTTGGATTGTCTGTGTTTGTCCTTTTCTAACTGTATAACTCTACCATGTAAGTCAGAGGCATTTAAATCCTGCTGACATGTTCGGTATCCGTGTTGGTTAGCAAAGCCACAAAGCACAAAGCAAATGATTATACAGAATATGTGTTTATTATGTTCTTTTGTTTCCCTCAATGGTTTAACTCCTCATCTATCAGCTCAACAATCTGAAACATACGTTTTACTACCGCCTCTATAAGTGCTTGCGCAGATACGCTTTCAACCTCTGGACACTCTATTTCTGATATGCCTCTTTTTAATTCTTCAAGCTTGGTTTTGTCATCTGCATTTTTTGCATTTTCTTCTGCCTCTTTCTCAGCTTTAGCCTTGGCTTCTTGGGCTGCTTTTTCTTTTTGTTCTTTTTCTTTTATGACCCTTTCAGCATCTTCTCTGGCTTTGCGCTCTTTAGCCAAAGCAGCATCTTTTTTAGCTGATTCCTTTTTCAAACGTTCGTTTTCAAGTCGTTGCGCTTCTCTAGCCTTGTTTTCCTCTTGTACCCTTTTTAAACGTTCTTCGGCTTCCTGTTGCTCCTGTTTCTTTCGTTCTTCTCTGGCTTTTACTATATCAGCAAATAGAAGATCATTATCGACCATAAGTGTTTCATTAAAAAAGTCATCAGGGTTTAAACCCCTAGATTTTATGAGCTCAATTCGTCTAGCTTTTCTTTCTATCCTACGCTTTTCCTCCTGAACTTTTATAAAGTTTTCTTGATCCGATAAGTACCCCTCTATTGGCTGTATTAAACCCTTTAACACATTAGCAATTCCATCAATGGTTTTTCCCTCGCACAATGATTGTTCTTTGAGTTTCTTTCTAGCCTTTTCAACATCCACTCTTTTCTGCTTCAGATATAAGCGCCCTTCTTTTGCCATCTTCATTTCTGCTACCTGCGAGGCATCGGTTACTTTTATAGCCTTGGCTTTTCCCTCCCACTCTGAGGCTATTTTAAAATAATCTTTGAAGTTATTAAGGATGTAATCAGCCTTTGTGGTTTCGAGATTGCTTTCTTCTACTATCTGCAAAAGTTTATCATTCATTTTATATTCTCCTGTCACGTTGTTTTATTATCTCTGCTTACTTTATTTTACTTTTAAACTTTTGTCAACACTTTTTATTACTTTTTAAACAAATACATTAAATCAAAATACAACTGGTATACCTCACTAATTGTTGTTATGTTTTTACCGCTTACATAATCCACAATCGCGAATATAAACCAGCAAAAAAGAGGAAGCGTTAACCATGCGATAAAAGCAAAGGCAGCTAGAGAAATAAACTGATTAACGACATAGGTAGACTTCATCATATAGCCCTCCTAATTTTCCATAACATATACTAATCTTTTTATCATTATCCCATCTTATCACCGTCTTACATCTCAAACCATAGTGACCGGCTTCATACTTTTTAAAGCCGATGATCTTAGCCTTTTGCGGTTGTGTTGTGGAACAGCCTAAAGTGAGTAAACATAATAATAAAATCAATGATCTCATTCGTTTACAGCCTCCTCTATAAGTGATTTAATATTTAATAATTCCTGACCTAATTCTATAGCCTTGTCATTAGATGCATCATAACGCTCTGTTAATCTACTAAATAGAGGCAAGAATTTGTTCTTTATTTCATGATCATTATCTATGACATTGCAAACATCTTCTGTCACAGATGATAGTTTTTCTAAAGCCAACCCAACGTCAACAAGCCTATGGCAAATTCTTATATGGTTGGGAAGCAAAGATAACCTTATTCTTTCACAAACATCTTCTTCAGTTGTCATAATATTATTATTTCTCGGTATTATCTTGTTTTATATAATCCAGCATAATTTTTAATTCATCATCACTTAGTTCAGTAAATGAATTAATTTTCTTATCAATTCCCTTTACGACTAAGACATCATTCATCCAAGAAATTCTATCGGCTTTATTCAGACCGATTAATTTCTCAATGCTAATTCTTAACTTATCAATCATTTTCTTTCGTGTTGATTTAATTGTTCGTGGCAGATTTTCAGGAGGCATTATTGCGTCTAACGTCTCCTCTGTATCTATTAACGACTCATTTAATTCTTGGTTGCTGATCCCTTGTTTTTTCTCTGGCACGGCGTCATTCAATAAATCAAAGATTAATTGCTTTCCTTCCGGAGCTGAGAGCTCGTTAATTGATTCAACGGGGTAACCACCACGCCTTTCTAACCAGCCGTTTATATATTTAAGCTTTTGGTCATCTGTGATATTATCCTGCTTATCGGGACTATTAAGTAATTCAGATATTATATTAACGTCGCTTTGATTAATCTTTGGAATTGCATTGCCTTTACCGTCACGTCTTGCGTTGGCTTCATCAAACTTATTAACATCATTTTTCAATTCCATGTTGATAGTGTCATAGTCTTTATCAAAAGCATCCAAGTATTGAGGCGACATCGTCAACCATTTTGCAAGTCTCCTGAACACGGTTTTCTTCGACATCTCATGATAATGAGTTACCCAAGGACCATATTTACCAGCGGGCGAATCGTCTCTGACCTTGTCTACTTCGGATCTGGACATTACCTCATATTGTTCAGTGCCGTCTTTATACCTTACATAGGCATATACTGCATACATTCGTCCTCGCTCTTTACGGAAGTCTATTTCATGATTTACCTGTCCGTTTTTGTAAGAAAATATATCGTTATCACACACAACGTCGGCATGAATAAGAGATATGTTTCCATTGCGCTTTGCCAATTCGACCAAGCCTTTGTAATCTATAACAAGCTTACATAAGTTTTTATATGGTATCAAATGCGCTCTACGACCATCAGGTTCAAGACCAAGTTCAGCGCAATCCATTATTGACATAATTATTGATTCAGGTTTGCACTCTTGTAACTTTGGATTTTTGGTTAATTGCGATAATGCTACACGAGCGAATCTATCAGGTGTCATAATGCTTGGTAATACTTTTCTAAAGTGCTCCATAGCCTTTGGCGAATTAATTCTTTTCTGTATTGTTGTTAGTTGATTGTCCATTATTTGCTCCTTATCTATATTTCATTTCAAAAACTCTTACCGCTACCCTCTACACTTCTTTATATTTTTCTTCTTTATTCATAGCCCAAAGAACTCTATCTACAACGTCAAAGTTTTTTATAATCCCTTGTTCGATTTCTTTTATGATCTGAGCTTTCTCTATTTCTTTTTCTATCTCGTTTTCTGCTAATGCAATGCCTGACTCCATTGCATCATTGTATGACCATGATGGATTTACATCTACTAACTGCCACCATTTATCGTAATGCTTAGTATATTCTTCTGGCTCTTTTTTTGTGGTTTCTCTGTATCTGACATTAGCACTAGAGTTGAGCAAAAACTCCAATTCTTCAATATGAGCCTGATCCTGTCTTGCAATAAATGTTGTTTGCATATTATCTCCTTAATTAATACGACCTGCATTATTAAAGTAAAAGATATTTTATTTTTAAACTTTTGTCAACACTTTTTTTACTTTTTATTTTTTAAAGTCTCCCAAATTTTTCGTCTACATCTTGCCATCTTATATATCAATCTTGGGTTATTAAACTTAATGGTTATGGGGTGCCATTTGGTACAACTGGGCGCGTTTGCAGCCGACTACGGGGTTCCATGTGTAGTCGCACCATGATATTCCGTTTTTACTTTGCTTGTTCATTTATTTATCATTTCCATTAATCTTGTCCAGCAATATCTCGGCATACTTTTTATACCCCAGTAAATCTTGGTAGTGGTAGCCTTGCCTCAGATAATCTGCTATTATTTCTATTTGTTTCTGTCTGGTCATTCCTAAACCTCATCATTTATTTAAAGTTTCATAACCAAATGTTACACTACGATCTCCACACGGATTATGGAATCCTGAAGAACTAATAAAAACACTTACATGATTAGAATTAACTATTACACTATTATCTCCAGTCTTTGTATCTTGATTAATAATATATTCAGACACTTGTTCTGGTTCCTGCCAACAATCGAGATAATTCCTTAAGATAAAGACTCCAGCAATAATCATTGCCGATAAGAATATCTTGTTTAACAATTGGCTTTTATTCTTAGTATTATTTTTATCTCTAGTTATAGATGTTGTTTTCATATCATACCTCCGACAACTTAATATCGCTTTCTATCATATCTCTCCATGTCGCATGACCCTGCCTAAACAAAGGACGCGCAAAGTCTTTAAATTTATCACTAGTAAATGTCAGAAGAGGTTTACATATCTTCTCTGTAACATCTTTATCATCCATGTCATATTGACGGGCTCCCTTATCACAACAGATAATTTCCCAGCGCTCATAATTATCTCTGGCATTAATGATCTTATTTTTTAATTGGTTTACTATCTTTTCAATTTTGGTCTGCGGATCTATTGTCGGATTCCTGTCTTGATATCGATTATATATGATCTGAGATATGATATTATTACCACTGATCTTATATTTAATCTTACCCGTGCGTTTAGCCTCTGCTAAGATATACACAGCCTCATTGATCTCATAAGGCGTGACGTCAGTTATTTGGTTTTGTATCACCTCTTCCATTGATTCAATACTTGCTTGCCTTATCGTGACCCCTGTCAGCTCTCCTAATGTTTGGTACCATTGATTCATACGTTCTCCTTACGTTAATGTGCTATGCCTTGTGTCTTCTCCGGCATCAACTTTCTTTTTCTCTCTTATGTCTAAATGCTTTTGTAAATAGTTCTTCAGGTGACCGGCTGGTGTTTTCATGTCAACGCCACTGTAGCTTGTAGACATGTCATCTATCGCTGGCTTGATTAGATCCTTATGGCTGACAATCCATGTCTTAATTATATTCTCAATTGTGACAATAGGGACTGTTTTAAAATCTTCATGGCTTTCATAGACCAAATTTACAAAATCTTTTATAGTCGCGGGTGCATTCTCTCTTATCTTATCTTCTCTTATCTTATCTTCTCTTATCTTATCTGCATTGCGGTTGGTATGCGGTCGCATTACGGTCGCATTACTATCCTTATGCCTTAATATTACTTTTGCTTTACGGCTACTATTCCAACGCTTATTAGCATTCTCTCTTGCCTTCTGGCTTCGTTCGTCTATATAGTCCAACTGCTGCAGCATTCGGAACGAGCAGTAACCTAGTTCATCCAGAACAAACAAATCACATCTAACACAATCGGTGAAAAAGTCCTGTATGTATTTCTCATCTAGTCTAACTCTGTAAGCAATAACCCCTATATCTGATTGGCTTATATACCCCTTGTTCAAGAACATGGTTTCGAGACAAATCCAGAACAAGCCATAATACTCTATTCCGCCTTTTGATATTAAATGGATTACCTTAGGATCGTTTATTGCATGGGTGTCGTGCTTAAACCAGCTACTATTCATATTTAACCTTAAAAAACCCCGCAACCTCTCGAAAAGAATAGTCGACGCAAGAAGACTAAAAAAGAGGAAGCGGGATCTCAAATTGTGTTGACCTGACTATTAGCTTGCGTGCTTTTATCTTATCCAGATCTAAATTATACACAAATTTTTACTGTTGTAAACAATTTTTTTATATTTATTTTTTAGGGGTAGTGTTTCTGGTTGTGTGTCTTTTATAAAAAGAGGAAAAAGTTAACTAGGTTAAGGGGATGAGTTGACATAAAAGAAGGGCTGTAGATCCTAAAGTAAGAAACAACTAATACGAAAGGAGCACAGCCCTATGAGAGAAATAGATTTCTGCAAGAAAACAATACGAAAGCAGTGGGAGTTAGTCAATAACTGGTATACCCAGTTAGATGAAGAAACATTCAATCCTCAGGAGGTTATTCAAGAGCTGGTACGCTCAACCATTGAATTGACAATGGATCTGAAGCGATATCGGTATTTAGAGAGCTCCAGACAGGCTGGAATCTGGAATAAGGCTAATGGATACTATTCAAGACATTTGGATACTACTTTTGGATCTTTAGAAAAACTACGAGTACCTCGTTTGCGCAAAGATCCTCAGCCACAACCATGGTTTGGTCATTATCAACGCCGCTGGAAAAAAGTAGATCGTTTAATTTTAGATTGTTTAGTCGGTGGTCTTAGTTGTAGGAGAGCTGTTAAGATTATGAACCGTTATTATAACTGGAGCTTAAGTCCATCTGTTATTAGTCGGCTCTCAAAACATCTTCAAGAAGCTTTGAATTTGTTTCGCTCTTGCCCCGTGGACGATGATTATGTCGGCTTGATCATTGATGGTGCCTGGTTCCGTTTTAGACAGCTATATGGCCCTAAGCGTGTTCTTCTTGCTGTTCTGGGTGTTAGAAGTAATGGCCAAATTGTTTTGTTGGGGTTTCATACAGCAAAATCTGAATCGGAGATGGATTCTTCACGGTTGCTTCAAAATCTAAAACAAAGAGGTTTGGATGGTTTCAATCTGAGAATCTTTGTTGCTGACGGTGCAAGCGGCTTTCAGTCTGCTGCGGCTAGAGTTTACCCTTGGGCTACATTTCAACGTTGTTGCTGGCACAACTTGCAAACTCTTAAATATATCATGCATCGGATATCAAAACAGCTAGAATCATGATGAAAGAAGCTGCTAGATGTTACAGAGCAAATGAGTCTGTAAAGATTCAGAGAGAATTAGAGCGCTTTATCAAGCATTGGGAAAAACGAGAACCTAATGCTATCAAATATTTTAAAGCAAATCTTGATCAAACTCTTTCTTATTTATCTTTGCCTCCAGCTCTTCATAAAAAATTCAGAACTACCAATCTAATAGAACGTCTTTTCAGAGATGTTAGATCTAGAACCAAATTAATTGGCTCTTTTGCTAATCCTGTATCTCTAGAAAATTACTTGATTGGTATCTTTATCGAAGTACAATGGATTCAGTTACCTATGGATCTCAAGCCTTTCTTGGCTTCTACAGACACAATCTTTTAAACGCTATCTTTTTAGGTACGAACTTGGGGCCGAGATAATAAGTGACAGGTGAGGAATAGCAAGCAAGTAAACTATTCCGTGACCCCAAGTCGTATTTGATAGGTTGTCTTAAAGTTACATATATTTACTCCAAATGCTACTTTTTAAATTTTTAGTACAATTTAGCATTACTCTTTTTCCATGCCCTTTTAGCAATATGATTTTTTACACCTAAATATCTAATCATTGCTTGCATAATATTGCCGCCTTCTGCTCTAACACTTATCTTTAATAAAGTATCTGCCTCAGATTTTGTTATATTTACTTCCTTCCAACGTTCATCATTAATGCCTACTATTTCGTTTATGTTGTCGCAATAACAGACATATAGTTTATGCACACCTTTGCTGTCCGGATCATAGGCATCATCATGTAAGTCAGCAGCATCCAGGAAATGATCCGGGCGCATTGACGGTATCATGTGTGTAAAAAAAGGGGTACTTATACCATCCGTAATGAATTTGTATTGTGTACGTATTCGAACATTACCTCTGGATAAACACCGCGGATCTTCGATGTTCTGGGTAACTAAATATTTTTCATTTTCCCACCAATGCTTTTGACCTATACCGTAATCAATTCGCATCTGTTTGGTTAACTTTTCCCTGCTATTATGACCAATAAACACATCACGTCCTTTGACATATTTCTTTACAAAAATAGAATTTAATTCACTCATAACCCTAACCTCTTTTTGATATTAGTCCTCATTAGTTCCACCTCGAAAAAACCATGCAAAGATTCTACTGTATTTGCTAATTCCTGAGCATGATGTTTCCAGAGCTCTAAAATATTTATATCATTATGTAAATAATCTAATCCTATAATACCTATTATCTTATCCGACAGTTCATGCTCTCTATCCACTTGTCTATATTCCCTATAAGGCAAACCAATTTTTTTTGACATGATTGGAGACAACAAAACATGAGCTGTATTAGATTCTTTCATCAATAGCGATGGAATGCTCTCAGTCCTCATATCATCCCTTTTGAGATACACAACCTGTCTATATCCTGTTTGTCTTTTTATCTCGTCCTCATCTTTATATTTTTTTCGTGAAACATCTATTTCCTGAACCCCTTTAAGCGGATTAGAATCTGCTTCTCTTAAAAAGACTAAACTCTTTCCGTTTTCTAATAGACTTATATTTTGACGATATTTAGATAAGCGCCTAAATCCTACTCTTACATATTCGTGAGTCATAGAAATCTTACAATGGTTGTGATAAAAATAGACAAAGCATCTATCTGCTTTCGTTGCATTAAGACAGGACATAATAGCATCATCAAACTCTCTATTCATCCTATCGCTGAAATAATTTCTAAGAGGTTTCTTTTTACACCTGCTAAATGAATCTATATTAGATTTAATTCTTTCTCTAAGCTTTGGAATATAAACAGCCGCAAAACCAGTGACAGATGCTGTGATCAAATAACCTAATATAGTTATAAAGGGTTTAACATTTTCTTCGAACGACATTGAATATCCTAACTATATATCTGGTTAACACAACGATACCGCCAAAGGCATATATGACTACAAACAAAACAGGAACTAAAGCATAATACAAAATACTACCTAATACTTTTTTTAACTTTTTCATTTATTTATAAGTTTTTGAGCTATCTCAACAATCACCATAAATAACCAAAACGCAACCAGAAAAGGTGTTATTAATAATGCTCTTATTCTTATGAAAATTAAGTTATCTGTAGTCATTTGTTCCTAAATAAAACGTAAACTATTATACATATTAATATTATTTGTATTAATCCTAATATTATCAGCATGCCGATGTTTATCGTAGATTCATTCATTGAATCAGCTTAATCCATGTTACCTCAGACATGCCTTGATCAATATCAAATGCAGGTTGTATCCAAAACCCAACTAGTTGATCTCGTTTAGGCGCATATTTTTCTTGTGGGTTATTCGTGGGCCCCCCTCTTAATACACGACCGATATTTTTCCATTTACCACCAGCTATAGATTCAAAACTTATAGCATACCATTTACTAGGCTCATATTCTAAAATTGCACATAAAATCCAAGGAGCTAATTTCTTGCCTTCTTCTTTTTGCTTTTTCTTCAATTCTGTTTCATCAGTCCAGAACTTATAAGCATTATGTTTAAATTTTGCTTCTTGTTTTTCTAGATTGATATCAATTATTTCAAGTTGAACTCTAGTGTCTACTTTACCCAAGGGGCTGATATTGGATCTTTCACCCCAAATAGAAGAATGTACTTTTTCTAAGTCAGTTAATGCTTCTACTGGCTCTGTAAGTATGACTTTGTTTGTTTTATCTGTAACAAAATCAAGCATCTCTTCGACTCTTGGTATCGAAAACCACGAGTGATTTATAGCAAATTCCATCAGTAGTTCAGGGATATTATCTTTTAGAGTTTCAAATTTCTGCTGAAACGATGGATCTCTAAAGGTCTTTTTATAATAGTCGATATCCAATGGTTTACTAGGTTCACCCACATTTTCTAATACCTCTTTTACAACTTCTGTTTCCTTTTTTAGAATTGTTTTAGCAAACCATTTTGCCCCCCATCCTATTATAATTTTACTAATCTCGCTATTCATTTAGTTTATACTCCTCTAACTCTGGCAAATCTTCTTCGCAATATTCTTTCTTGCAAATCAGGCACCTGTATTTTAAATATTCCTTCTCAAACTTAAGACGGCTATTGCAGAATGGGCAATATAATTCCATTTTATATGATATAATTAAAAATCAATAGTATCCTCGATTTCAGAATCCAAAGCTCCTAATCTATTGTGAACCAATTTGAACCATCACTATACAGGACAACAGAATTGTAATCTGTGCTTATGGTTAAATCAGCAGCACCATCTATAGTCTCTGCTCCCTCTGTATCAATTGTTATGTTCTGAGCCGTGGCATTGCCGCCAGCGTCCTTGATAACAATACGCCGCCCATCTGTTACCTCATCTCTATCTAATGTCACTGTGACTGCCCCAGTAGCCGTATATTCAACATGTAGTATTGATTCCAATCCTGTTGTTTGATAGGTTGCATTAGTAACAGGTGTCACCGTTGTAGAAAACCCACCAGTTACATGTAGTCTTGACTTTGGATCATTTTCACCAATACCACAATTAGCTGTATCAGTAATTGTTCCATCACCAGATATACAATTCCTACCAAAAATTAGGTTGGCTACAACTAACTGCCCATCCTCTGTTGTTGAAGGTGCATTTATATCATATCCAATTATAACACACCTATCCGCAGAAGTAATATTTTTCCCTGTTCGTCTACCTATTGCCGTATTCCTAGACCCTGTACATGCCTTTAGAATATCTTCACCCACGGCTGTATTATAGCTTCCAGTTTGCAAAACGCCTAATGCATCTCTACCATATGCGGTATTTTGAGTTCCAGAAATAAGTGAATCCAAACAATATGCACCTACACCAGTATTCCTAGTCCCTGTAGCTTGTTCCATCGCCTTGTATCCAATGGCTACCGTCGCGCCCATTGTACTCATCGCATTAAGGCAGAGATATCCAATCGCGACGTTATAGCAACCTGACGTAATATTTTCACCTGCTTGCCTACCTATACAAACCCCTCTTGACGCAGTAGTAGCATTTCTATAAGCTAGATAGCCGATTGCGACATTAAAACCCAAAGAATTAGTCATTAATGTTTCAAAACCAAGGGCAACATTACCACTACATTGAGCATCTTTCATTGCTGAAATACCGATGGCAATATTATTATCTTGTCCTTTGGCCGTGAGGGCATTTGCTGCATTATGACCAATGGCTATATTATTAACTGCTGTGGTGAGATCGTATAACGAGCTCCCGATACTGATATTTTTTTCACCCTCAGTAATTGAATACAAACTTTGATAACCCAGTGCGACATTATCCCAACCAGTTCTAAATAAACTATGAGCCAAATTTCCTGCACCAAAAGACTCAAAACCCAAATTAAGATTAGTGTCTTCATCAAGACATTGCTGCGTCCGTATGTCGGCTCCATTAAATGTAAATTCCCTCTTTACATCTGATAAAGACGGAACAATACCTAAGCGATTATTAACATCATCATACCAGACATTAGTCGTTGCCCCAAAAGCTCCGCCGTTATTATATTGCAATTGACCATCAATTGGAGCAGGTTCTCCGCCTCCGCCTCCGCCTCCGCCAGAAACTGTAATCCCTATTTCTGCATTCGCTGTGCTTATAAATAAAGCCATCAATAATGTTAGAAAGTATTTCATCATATAATCCTCCGCTGCTTTTATTTAAAATTATCTATAACCTGTGGTGAATTTAGCATCGTCTATTTGTCCAGCAGTTGCGCCAACCGTTCCGGCTTTGATCTGGAACTGGACATATCCTATGAGGTTATCTACTTCAACCGGTATCAGATATTCATTATCACTGTCTTCAATAAATTCAAAATATTGTGGTGATATTTCTGTAACTGTCCCAGAAGAAGGATTTTTTATCGGAAACACGTATTCATCGGCACCAGCAGTTGTATGTTTTCCCAATGCCCGGATCTGCATGTCTACGCTGTCATTGGCATCTACGTCAACCCAAAGAACCAGTGAATTAAATCCTGAACAATCTATCTCAGCTCCTAAATCAACCCAACTTGCTGTGAAGTCTTGAGGTATTCCGGCTAATGCCGTAGGTCCTCCAGGTGCTGGCATGGTAACAATGTTTACTGCAGCAGTACTTACTATGCTTACATCTACGGTGTTCGTAACGATTACAGGAGCACCGGCACCAGCTCCGGGACCCGTATAGAACCCCGACCCACTGATGGTTATATCCGCGGTTCCCGATAGCGTTTTTAAACAGACATAGTTTATTTTCTGATTACTTTTAAAGGTATAAGCGCCTGTATCGGTATCTATGGGCACGGCATTTGTTGTGGTCATGACCCTATTAAATTCTGCTACACTTTGATTTATTGCCGCATATACAGTAACCGCCGAATGAGGAACAATACTCACCATATCAGCTTGGTTAAATACCAACTGAATTGTACTTGTTCCTATTGTAATACTCTTTTCACCATTGCCGCCGTCCAAAGCAAAAACGCTCGCTACTGACAAAGCTAAAATAGTTGTTATTATTTTTATTATCTTCATTCCTTCTGACCTCCGTTTTATATTTAAGCAATATTATTATTGCTGTTGCAACACTAAACTTTATTATTAAAATCTACTTTTAAATCTACCTTTTGAACGTGCTTTGAATCTGTTATTTTTAATCTCGTTGGCCTTCTTTTTAGTTTTTGGCAATGATCCCTCTTTCAAGGCATATTTACTAAATCCTAAAACACGTCTCAGAGGATAACTTGTGTTACCTGCTGCGGCATCAAAAGCTCCTCCAGCTATTCTACGCAATGATGTAATAGGTATACCGCTTACAGGTGTTCCGGGGAGTTTACTTGCTGTCTGTAATATATCTCCTGCAATATCCAGAAATTCCTCTGTAGTTATTTCATTGTCATTGAACATCTTAAATGCAATTTTATTAATATCAGCGAATGTGCTTAATAATGGCACGGATTCTTTTTCATCAAACATCCGCTTGTACCAATCTGCACCAGTTACAGCATTAACAAAACCTTCTAGAAAATCACCAACAATAAAGAGTTTATTCAAGGGACCAAGTAATGCTGCCCTTAGCTCATCTTCGGTTTCCCATCTCATGCCATTAGCTGCAAGCTGGAAAATCATAGGTAAAACAAATTGACCTATTGCAATACGTTTTGCATTTGCCTTTTTAGATCCACGTCCTTGTTTTAAATTTCTTAATCCTCCATATACGGAACGATAATAAGACAATGGGGACGTGGCAAACATCGTGAATAATTTAGCCAAAGATCCTGCACGTTGGAAAAATGATAAGTCTTTTATATTTCCAGCCTGCTGAGAACGTTCTGTAGTCTTTATAAAAAACTTTTCTGCTAATTGCTTGGCATCGGCTTCGCTCTTTCCCTCTGATATAGCTTTATCATATGCGTACTTATAAGCAGCCCAGCCACCAAATACAATTGCAGCACCATCTCCTGCTTTGATAAATCCACTCAAGAAATCATTTAACCCTTTAGACTTTGCTAGTCCCTTTTCCTGACTTCCTCTAAAGGCTAGAATTAAATCACGCTCAAAACCTTTGTCGTATCTTGCCTTCATGAAATCAGTATCCATCAAGGTCTTAATTGCCTTTTTAGGATTTTTCATGAAATCAGCTAAACCTTTATTAAATTCTTTAATAGGCATATCTGCTGCATATGCTGGTATAGATGTTAATTGTTTTATTGTAATTGTGGGATTGCCGCGAGTCACTGCTCCGGTATAAGTAGACCGCCATTTGTCGAGAAAATTTAATGCCGTTGCTCTATCTATACCGCCACGTGCAAAGTCATTAAGGAATCCATTAATGACCTTTGTTGCTGTTGTTCCATGGTATTCCCTGATGGCCTTCATTACATTCTTTCCACCCAATACGCTACGCAAATCTTTCATAGGCAATGCCCATGCTTTGAAATGCTCCATCTCACTTATATGACTTAATAATGTTGTATCTCCATCAACTAGTTTAAAAGGAATCTTGCTATCTACCCTGCCTTGTAAATGTCTATTCATTACAGAGCCGTAATGAGATTGAGCTTGCAAGAAAGGATCGTCTTCTACTTGTCCCTCATAATCTCTTGATATAGGTGAATAAAATTCATTAAATGGTAAATCGACATTGAATAACTTCTTATATACATCATTGATTCCTTCATAGTATTTAGGATAAAATTCCTCCATCTGCCATTCAGCCCATTTCTTGACCTCTGGCTTCATATAGGCATCTATCTGTTCAAATGTCTTATGACTGAATCCCATATTGTTAAACGTTTCCCAAGTCGTGGGATCTTGATATAATTGCCACAGCTTGTAGGCTTGATTTTGATTGACTAACAATTCTGTTTTCTTTCCTTTTTCGTTTATAAAGATTCCTGTCTTATCACCTTTCTTTAATATACGTGTATTATCTGCTAATTCTTTTTCAAGGGCTCTTCCCTTTTTGCCATATATTTCCTGCAACTTTGAGTTAATCAAATCGGCCTGTTCTATATTTCCTGATTCCGCAGCACGTGTTGCATCAAAAACCTTGTCCGCAGCCCATGTATTGAGCTTGCTTTCTAACGGTTTAGAATCCTTGTCATACCTAGATAGTTTATCCATCATCCATTCAAAGTTTTGATTCATGTCATCAAAGCCGCGAATAGATTCTCTCATAGACTGAACAGTACTTTTGTCTATTTCTTCCTGTTGTTTTTGGGTAAGTGTCTTTTCACCCTTGCCACCAGTTATTATGTTTACAAATTCATCTCTTAACTTGGCTCGCTCAACCCTTTGAGCCTCATCTAATATCTTGTTCTTAAACCTAGACTTATTTATGAAATCCTTTAATTCATTTTCGGCTTGCTTGATTTGTTTCGATGATTTTTCTTTCAGATTGCCAAACATCTGCAAAACATATAATTGATCTATTTCTTCTGGTGTAGGGTCTCTAGTATCTTTGCCATCTTCTAATGATTTGAATATAGCCTCTAATTCTTTGTCTACCTCGGCTTGATCTAATTTAATAACTCTACGTACTTCATTGAGGTTTTTATTCGCATTGGCATCTAACTTGCCTTTTAGTACACCATCTTTTTTAAACGGCTTTGTTTTCTTTAAAAGCTTTTCAATAGACTTGACTGAATCCTTTGATTTTCTTTGTTCAGACATCTTGTCAACTATTCTCTTGCCGTGATCCATGTACTTGTCAGCAGTTGCTCCACGCATTGCTGTAGCCAATTTTCTTATCTTTGCATCGGCTTTGAATCTCATATCTAGAGGCAAATTCTTTCTCACATATTGAGATAATTCCTTCTGTTCTTTGACTACGTCCTTTTGCCTACCTTTTAATGCTTTTATTCTTTCTTCCCTACGCAATGTCTTTTGTTCTGCCTTTTTTAAATCTTTGCTTATTGCCGTTTTTTCGACCTCTGCGTTTAAGACAGGCAAGTCTCTCTGAGATTCTTTGATAAAATCAAAGGCTTTATTTATAGACTCGACCAAAGGTTTAATTTCTTCCTTATTCATCAATTCTATATCAAAGTCTTTCTTTAATACCTGAGCAACCTCTGGGTATGCTTTGAGGACTTTTTTGACATCATTCCTATATTTAATACGTGGTTTAAGTCTTTTGTTATTTAAAACTTTTTGAGCCCTTGTGATAGACGATAATAACACCTTTCTATCAGAGGTCTTTCTAACGTTATCAAGTTCGGATTGAATTGCTTTCTGGTCTGCGTCAATATCAACTTTAAGAGTTTCCCCTGTCTGATTATCTTTGAACTCGACCTTGCCTCTTTTAGTATCTACGAACTCAAGCCCTAATTTATCTGCGACCTTTTTAAAAAATGGTGTTTTTAGCTCTATCTTTTTCTGTACCAATGTCGCAAAGGTAGGTCTCTCAAGTGCGGGAATAATCTCTCTGCCCTCAGTTACCTTTTGTCCAAACTTGTCTGCTAATTCCTGAGACGTGGGTTCAAAGACAATGTTGCCATCTTTGGTTTTATAATAATCATATTCCCCTGTCTCAATGCGTTGTTGCCGTTTGCGGTCAACCTCCTGAATCATCTGTTTCTTTGAGACTGTTTTCTTTTCAGTGGGATTCAAAGCAACATCTATATTATCTGTGGTTGCTGGGTCTTTCACGCTTACATAAGAGATAGTGTCGCCCTTGCCTTTTTGAGTGGTTATCCCCAAGCCCAAACCTTTAGCATTTTTATTAGCCGCCTGTTCTATATCCTGAACCGTTTCAGTTCTGGAAACAGTTGGCTCAATTGTTCCACGTGGAACATCTTCTGATATTTGCTCTTGATTGGCTTCTTTTATTGATGGCTGCCCTTTTAAATTATCACCTCTATAGATCTTCTGAATCCTTGACTGTTTATATATATTAGCTAATTTATTTTCTTCTTTAAACTGCTCTGCTCTTGACATCTCTTTAAAATATCCATCTTCAATTTTTGAAACTATAAAATCTTCTTCATTATTAAATTTATTAGCCTCTTGAATTAATGATTCTGTTTGTTTTTGGTCTTCCGATACTTCGCTTAATGGAGTCTTTTCAATGTCAGCTCCTTGCTCCTGTACGGTTTCCCGTACAACACCTGAGGCTTGATCCTGTAACTGTTCTGTAAGTATTTCCTCTTGTTGCAACCTGTTTATTGCTAGCGGTGCACCTAATGCGTCCGTGGTTCCGGTATTTGCGATATCATCAAGCTTTTCTTTGTTATCAAAGTTTTGAGCCTCCGACATATTTATACCAACGGCCTTTTGATCTGCTGCTCTAGCCTTTAATATTCCCCTAATATTATTGACTCTATTTATAATCATGCCTTTTTGCTGTACGTCCGGGACATTCACTGCCTCATCTATGGTCATATTAGCCAGATCAATTAACTGCTTATCCGTCAAAGATTCCAATTCTTGTTGTTGCATTTCCGCTGGTTGCTGCTGTTGTCCTACGGCTTCCGCCTGAACGGCTTGTTTCTCAGTCTCAGATGGGTTCAGCACCTCTTTCATGAAGTTATCAGCACTTTGTTGCCTCTTTACCTCCGATGCCATTGAAACGCCTCCTGCTATGGCTCCCGGTGCAGATAAGAGACCCAGAGGACCAATAGATTCTTTCGCTTCTGCGTATGCCCTCTTGGCAATTGATTTTGCCGAATCAGATAAATCCTTATCTTTGTCTATTTTGTCTTCAATATATTTTGTAACCTCTTCTGTGGTTTGTAAGACCGCGCCCTGTAATCCTTCTTGGGTAACGTTTTCAGCCCAATTCTTGCCATATCTCAAAGCCAATTTACGTAATCCCTTCATAAAGGTTTTTTTTGCGAATTCTTTACCTTTGCGTCCAAGTCCGGGAATTATTTTATCTAACTGGCTTCTTTCAATAAAAGCATAAGGAATACTGCCAACTGTAGCAGCCCACTTGGCTGTTTCAGGGGTTATGCCTTGTTCTCTTAAATCCATGTAAAGACCGCCAGCCCCCTGTGCCATCCAATACTTAATAGAACCAGAGGCATAACCTCCTGCATATGCGGCAGGCATTGTTATCACTTCTTCAGGTAATGCTGCCTGAGGACCTAACTGACCAGCAATGCCAGCAATGCCAGCAGCACCTAAACCCGTTGTCATGCCAACAGCAGAACCTTTGGCCATATGAGGGATCATTCTAGCAGTACCTTGAACGACTTTACTAAACATATTACCTGATGTTACGGGATCTTTTTGCTCTAAAGTTCTTAAATCATCGCGAGCCTGAAATGCTTGTTTTTCGGGCACAAGTCCAAGCATGGCCTGAAAACCTAAGAAGTCATTCGCGGCTTGCTTATCCCCACGCTTGTAAGCCTCACTGATATCTCCCAAGAAACTACGCTCTTCTATTTGTGGCGCACCAGTATCAACTACCTCAGCCTCATCCCATATAGATTTTTGGGTTGGCGCCTTGGGTGCTGCCTGTTTCGTCTCAACATATTCCGCTTCTGCCCATATGTCTTTTTTTTCAGCCATAATACTATTCTACTAATTCACCACCAGCATCTAAGAACTCTTGAACTCTATTTTTGGGAACCCGTCTAAGATTACCTCGCGGGTCTCTGATCTCAACCATGTCAGAAGTTCCCTGTGCTGCTAGTCCACCTGATTGTATTGTTCTAGCCCCTTGCCTCGCGGGTCTGTAACCCTTTTTATATTCGTCACCTATGTCCTCAACATCTACATTTTTGACATTTCCCTTTTTGTTCTCCATCGTAATAGAGTCAACACCGGCATCAAAAAGCTGTAGCTGTAGCTCTTCCATTTTCTTTTGGCTTGTTACGCCTTCCCAAATACCCTCGCCAACAAACGGAATACCAGCCCTGAAGGGAAATGTACCCTTTTCGGCTTCTCGACCTATCTGAGTGGCTAAACCACGTGCCTTCGGCATGTCTCTCGGTGCCACTTGTTCTTGCCAAGTACCTAAGGTCTTATTAAATATTTCAGGTCTATTGGTTTGAGGGTTTCTTCTCGTGATCATCTTAGTCACTGGATCAACCTGAGCACCCTCAAATCCGGGTCCTAATTGAGCCTGTTGGCCTTTACCGGCAGAACGCCTTTGCCTAACTTGGTCAATGAATTGCTTTGGAATTGTTTCTATTACCTCCTCTTTGCCATCCACAGTTCGAGACATAACCAAACCTTCTGGAGACATGGCTATATCAACCTCCTCCGCCTTGTATTCATCCTTGCCTGTTTTTTTCTTAACTATATTCAAGTAACCAGCCGCAAAGTTTTTAATCTGTGTCGGCGTTTTATCCTTGGATGAACCAGTTAAACCAGCAGCACCAAGTAAATAATCACTGGCAATTTCATCTGATAACTGACCTGCTTTCATTCTCTTTAAGTCATAATTGACTTTCTTTTCATTGAACATCAGCTCGGCAAGTTCCTCTCTACGCTTTTCATCAAAGCCAAGTTTTTTCTCTGCCAGTCCAAGCTTTCTTTCTTCTAAACCTAATTTCCTTTGCTGCAATCTCTGTTGTCCTGCTGAGGATGACCGTTGATCCCTGTATTGCTGTCTACGCATAGCTCTATCTTCTTGTCTATCTTTTAAACGTGATCCTGTTTCATAAGCAGACAAAAGGCTTTGCCCCAGATTTGCTAAACTTGATTCTATGTTTTTCCTTGCCATAAATAACTCCTTTTAATTTCTGTGACATTACCGAGATGCCACAACAAACTTGAGACATTCAGAGACTCAATGTCTCAACTAAAATAATCCTCCAAGTTCACTACCTACGAATGATCCCAATGCACTACCAACGGCCATACCTATAGGACCACCAACGGAACCAGCATACATACCAATAAGACCCCCAGCAGTTCCTCCATACATCTGATTCCTTTGATACGCAGCCAGTTGCTGATTATAGTTGTTCATCATGTCCCTGTTCTGTTGCGCAGCCAACATCATATTTGATTGTCGTTGTCCCTCTGCCCTTTGCTGTGCTGCTGACGCAGATTGCCCAGCGGCTTGAGACATAGACTGTCCGGCACTGCCCATGATCCCAGCAGCCGTGCCATAGCCTTGGACAACCTCTTGGGGCACATTAGCACCTAATGCAAAGGTTCCCATCCTCTTGGCCTCTGACATGCTCCTAGCCTGATTTCTTGCCGTGGTCTGAGCTGAACCCAATTGATTACCAACTGTATTTTCGATATCACTACTAAGAGCCATTTGTGCAGGACTATCAGAACTTATGCCCCTGCCTGCCAAGCTACGCCGTCCCTCCTGCATCATAGATGGCATTTGCTGCATCTGGTCAGCTCTCGCTCTTCCCTCTATTAATGTGGGATCAATACCTATGTCGGCTTCATCTATTACCTTTAGCTCAACATCCTTGAACTGATTAAGCCAACGGCTATATTGATCCTCGGCTACACCTTCTTGGCGTTCAGATAAACCATATATCCTTTCAGCTAGTGCGGCTTGCGCCTCAGCATTTTCGGCCTGAATATTTAACGCTGGTCCTATATTCGCCGGCGCAGTTACCACTGGTGTTGGCTGTGTTGGTGCATTTCCTCCCATAATAAACTCCTAAAACATATATACTTTACTATTGTCTTTCGTTAATTTCTCATCTGCATATTCTTTCAAAATGTTGTCCTCATCCAAAAGCATCAATGGGTGTATATCAAAGCCATCCATAACTGTTCTTATCTTTTCATATGATTTGTAGGTAATATGGGCATTCTTATCTTTATTCAAAGCAATCCTTATAAATGGGATATTAGATAGTTCAAACACTCCCAATATCTCCACATTGTCACCTTCCCTTCCGACTATCGCGTAAATATGTGTTCCAGCTTTAATAGAATAATTCTCATAGGATTCATTCTTTTTTATCCAATTTATCATCCTCTGTTTTTCATCTGGATCTATTATCTTTTTTACACGTATATCCATTATTAATATCCTGCTAATCCTGTTCCTGATTGAATATTAAAACTTGGGTTAAAGGCATTATTGCCCGGACTAAATGATGTCGGGTTCTGTGATCCATATATGCTGGGTTGTTGGTTCATTTTATAACCCATATAAGTAGCGCCAAGGTCTCCAACGGTTGCCGCTAAAGCCTGCTGACCATATAATTGATCTAATCTATTCTGAGAAGCCAAATCACTTTGGAATTGTTGTGATTGCAGTTGCCCACTTAAACCCTGTAACCCACTATTAATTGCCATATTCTGGGCAGACAATAAACCCTGCGAACCCGTTGCCAAACGTTGGTTAGCTCCACCCATTGTACTAGCTGCACCAGCTAAAGATTGTTGAGCCTGTACAGGAACACCTCTTCCCATGCCAGCTACATTCATTCTCAAATTCTGGGTTTCATCAATGGCGCCTAACTTTGCCTGATTTCTGGCATTTACTATAGCCGTCATCTCGTTTAGCTTTGCATCATCCCTGATTGATTTAAAACGTTCATCATCTGGGTTTATGCCTATGCGTTGCATATCTCTACGAGCGGCTGCTTTGGCATCTTTAAAACCCTGCTCTGTTTTATTCTGGGCTAAATCCGCGGCATAACCTTGGTCAATTCCGACCATTGCCCTGTCGATCATATCATCTTGCAGGGGTTCAAAATACTGTCTATAATAGGCTAGCCTTTCGTCTGCTATTCCAGCTTGCCTTTCAGCTAAGCCTATTTGTTCCTGTGCTATTTGATTTTGGCTTTCTTGAGCTGCCCTTATACGGTCATAATATGGGCCAGCTATATAGTCTGTATAAGATGTAGGATTTGTTGCCTTTTGATATGCCATTTGGCTATCTGTCAATTCGTTCCATGGCACTGTAACTGTATCAGGTGTTGCTCCTTCTGTGTATTTTTCAACCTGTTCTGCCGTTAATCTATCAATAGGTATTTCAGCTCCTTCTATTCTTAATCCAGTAATCAAAAATCTATTATTCTCAATTAATCTATAAAATGCTTTTGGAAGAAATGGACTATATTTAAATGCCCTTCTGAGAAATGTAAAAGCTGTCATAATAATCCTTTATTATCCTAACAGCTCTGAGGAGAAAAATTACCTTCTGGCTTTATTTATTATGTTATAACGAAATAATGCACAAATATTCTAAAAACTCCAGCACTAATATCCCCTGTTCCAGCGATATCGGCTTGCGGTGCATAATAATTATTATCTGTTATATCAGAAATATTTACTGCTGCATAGTCTTGTATACCATCATGCACCCCTGCTGTCCAGCCGGTTCCTAAAATAGATGCAGTTACTAAATCGGTAAAACTAGGAACGCCGTCATACTGTACGGAAATTCCTACAGTAGGGGCACCAGAGCCAGCCGTAAAACCAGTCAAAACCTCATAGAATGTTTTATTTATTCTTGCAAAAGGCGGTAATGTAAATGGCAATGAAATCGAACTCCCTGCTGCGGCTCCTGTTAGATCCAGCTTTCCCGTTAACCATCCCTCTTGTGCAATTGTGCTGTCAGTAGAACTTGTGGCAACCGTTGTCTGCGTTAATCCTCCGGGGGTAAAGTATAATCTATTCTTGTCATCTACGGCTAAAATGCCTAGCTCAATCATTTCTTTGACTTGCATAAATCTATCTAACTGGCTACCGGTAACTCCATAAGCCACCTCTACATCGGAACGTATCGCCGTTATAATCCGCTGAGACTCTAAGTCTTTAATATTCTCAACTGTTGGTATAGCATGTGGTAATTTTAATGTTGTCATACCTCACCCATTGATGTAGTCATTAATAATTCCTGAACCTCTGAATCCGATACAACTTCTATTGCCCAAAACTTTTCACGCCTGAGCTTTGGTATTTTGCGCGCAACATTGTCATTCATTGTTATTGTCTGAACCAAAATATTATTAGCGTAAATATTAAATGTATCTGGATAAAAATCAGATGTATCTCTTATACAGACAAAATGCCTTGGTCGGTTTACATTGAATTCCTTTGATTTCCAAGTGAATTTCCTATTAGTGGTTGATCCTTCCCAACGTCTTATTTCATTACCATCTATGACGTACATACTATCATCTTCTGGCGTATATATTGCGCCGTTCAAGATATCCGGATACCTGATAATACCTTTTTCTAAGTTTCCAGCTTGAAAGCTAAACATATAGGTTTCTGTTCCATCAGGATATTCATAAGCTGTATCGTGCATGACATATATATGATCTTCGAAATAAGTGAAAACCATTGATGCTGGGTTCATGGCTTCCCAGTCCTCTTTTGCAAAATAGGCTTCTGTTACAACTGAAATAGTAGCCCCTACTACTGCACACCCTCCGTCTGGTGAGGCATACATAACAGAACCGCCAGCCGTAATCATAGAGCGTTTACTTACGCAAGATTGCCTTGATGGGATTTTATGGATGCTTACATTCACGGGATCAATGGCCGTTATAAGATAGGTTTTATCAACGGTTCCAACTACTACCGTATTTCCGCTGACATCAATACCTATGATGTCATCGTCAACACTATATCCATATTGTTCAGGCCATGCGTAAACATATTGCTGAACTGAAAAATATACCGTCTTTCCTTTAAACGCCACATAGAATTCATTGGGCATTGCTCGCAAACCATGGAGTTCATCAGCGGGAACATCAAAAATAGCACTTGGCAAAACATCTTCTGTATCTAAATCAGTCAAGCTGTCTGTATATGTGGCATCAAGAAGATCAATTTCTGCCACAAATTGATATGCTGTCCCTGCATTCCCTGTAACCGTTCTGTAAATTCTCTTGTATTGAATTGGAATATAACTGCCTGTGGGCTGCGTCACATCCATGTTAGATACTAAGACATCTTGATCTGGTTCAACACCTATAAAATTAGATGGGTCGCACGGTGGTCCTTCTTCTCCTAAAATATTAACATACGTGTAGACATAACTGCGGTCGGCTTCATAATTACTGGTTTCCGTTGTGTCATAACTTAACGTCATAACTCTATCGCCACTTGATGTCTGTGTAGCACTTACCTTTGATCCATCAATAAATAAATCAGAGGTTACACTCGCTTTGCTTAGACTTGGTATTACACGCCCTAGAATAGTTCCTGTTTGAGATATTGAGTCAAAGGCCATTACAAAGAATGCCGCTGCCGATGCATCAACCTTTGTTGGTACATCTCCAGAGGCTAAAGTATATACGCTTCCCGGTGTAGTCACTACAACACCACCGACTCCGCCTTCTGTTAATGTACCCTCATCAACTCTTGTTCCGTCTGGCTCCTCGTACCAATAGACCCAATTCCGTGTCCATGTGGTTGACGTTTTGTCCTGCACAGCTAAAGTAGGCACTAATGTAGGTTTAGGAACTCCCCACCATGCCCAAGGTTGCTCAACACCACTTAATGTATATTTAACAGTTGGCTTGACACCATCCATTGCATATATTCTGTTGTATTGATCATCAGATAAAAAGTTTTCTGCGACATCGGTATCTAGTAAAAAGCTCAACCAGTTATCGACACTATTCCATTTATAGTTATATATGCTTAATCTCAGGCTATCGGGGAGGGAGGCAACAAGTGAACTTTCTTTTATCGGGTTAACAACGCCACGTCTAAAGTGACAATTAAGCGTTTTTTGTGCCTGCGTGTTGGATAAAAGTCTCGGTTCTACTCTAGGCAGTTCTCCTGCAAAAGTATTTATTCTTATTGCTGTCATTAGTTATTGCCATTGCCATTGCTATTGCCATTGCTATTGCCATTGCTATTGCCATTGCTATTGCCATTGCTATTGCCATTGCTATTGCCATTGCTATTGCCATTGCTATTGCCATTACCGGTTACATCATCATGCCACCAGACATCATACCTATCTCCACCTTTTTTTTCTAAAAGCGTAACATCTTTGTTCAACTTGTTAAATGTAGAGTCCTGTTGATCTTCG